AATCACCCGGTGTAGAGATTAACGAAATCGATCTTTCATTAAGACCTGACTTACCAGTCGGGACAAACATTTTAATACCAGGATTCAGTCCTGCAGGTCCAGTGGATGAAGTTCTGCAAGTGGCCAGCCTGAGTGAATTTGAGCAAATATATGGAGTACCTACCAATGCAGCTGAGAGGTATTTTTACCACACTGTACGTGGCGCGTTCCAAAGCCCAGGCAACATATATGTGACTCGCTTGCCATATGGAGCCAACCGCGGTGATGTGGTTGCCGAGGGTCATTACTCCGCAACAGTGTATCCAGTAGTACCACGAGACAAAAACGGAGCAAGCACCGGTACTTTTACACCAGCTGCTTCAGCTGAACCAATTGTTGAATATGAACTTGGAACACCAGAAATTGTCAAACTGAATCAAGAAGATTATCAAAAAATTGTCAACCAAGAGATACAATGGAACACCACAACAAGCGGAGAGATTCCTGGAGCATCTTCAGCAATTGAGAAAATAGGAGCAGGTGGTGTGGTGATACTCAATCACAAATCACTTACAATAAATGAAAAATTTGAAGGTTATTATGTTGGATTGGCTGACAATTTTGAATTTTTTCCAAACTCAGATTACTCAAGCATCAACAATGTGAAAGCAATCAACAAGAGCGGTGGTTACAGATCTGTACCAAAAGCGCGGTTGAACTTTGCACTTGATGTTGCGAATGAAACTACAAACCCAGAAGATTTTACATACGACTCAGTCACACAGACATACAAGACAGATGCTGGTCTCATACCATATCAGGAGGGTAGTATTTCAGAAGTGTTTGAAAACCTCCCGGAGAGTGACATCTCGACTGAAGAATTCGCAGACATTTTAGTACTTGGTGTGTTCAAACTGAGAAAATCGACACTGGATCCTGACACCGAGAAACTCGATTATGTGCTTTCCGAATATCACATCGGTTCACTAAACGCCAACCGGGAAAAATTTGACCCAACAGGTGGAGCACCTGTTTCATATGCATTGCAGGATGTGTCATCCAGTTCAGCAAACTTGCAAGTAATGGTAAATCCACATATTGCGAACAGCGGTGATTGGGTTGATCGTGATGGTGCACAAATAAAATCCAAAATCAAAATGACAGTGTCAGATGGGGCAAAAGCATTGTTTGCACACGGTGTGTACAAAGAGGTGTCATCATTAAGTAACCAGGTGGGAGAGATACCTACAAAACTAGACCGCATTTTCGAACTGATAGACAACCATGAGTTGTTTCCTCTGGATATAACACTGGAAGCTGGTCTAGGTACTATCTTTGCTGCTACCAACGCTGGTACATCAGAAGAAAACTACGACGATGAAGCGTTTTTCAATTTACAATCCAGTGAAGCTAATGGTGGACCAACATGGGATCCCATCGCCGGTCCGGCAACCGCATGGGATTACAATTATAACAACACAGACGATCCGACCGGTAATGATTTGTATCGCACCGGTCAGAAGCAATTTCTAGGAGGACCAGTGATCTGGTATCGGAATGTCGCGAATAGATTTGTTGAATTCGCAGCAAACAAGAGAAAAGACCACATGTGCATATTGGATCCACTAAGGCATATTTTTATACAGGGTGTAAACAGCACGGTATTGAGTGACAAAAGTAAAAATTTCAGTCAACATGTTTACTGGCCGTTGCGACACATCTATCAGAGCATCAACACCAGCTATGGAGCTGTGTATGGCAATTGGGCAAAAGTGTTTGATGGTCAACTGGGTAGAAACATTTGGGTTCCGATGAGCGGTTATCTAGCATCAACATATGCTAACACGGATGCAAATTTCCAACCATGGTATGCACCAGCTGGTTTCACACGCGGTGTGATAAATGGTATTGCAGACATCGCGATTTATCCAAAACAAAAACATAGAGATCAACTATACAAAATAAATGTGAACCCGGTCGCAAACTTCCCGAATGATGGTTTTGTTGTATTTGGTCAAAAAACACTACAATCCAAACCTAGTGCATTCGATCGAGTGAATGTTCGCCGCTTATTCTTGTATCTTGAAAAAGCAACTCGGGCTACAGCCAAGTACTTTGTGTTTGAGCCAAACACGCTGTTCACACGAACACAAGTAGGTAACATTTTAGCACCAATATTTGATCGAGCTAAAAACACCGAAGGGTTGTACGATTACTTGCTCATATGTGACGAGCGCAACAACACTCCAGATGTAATAGACCAGAATGAAATGGTGATTGATATATACATCAAACCGGTGCGTGCTGCTGAGTTCATACTAGTCAATTTCTACGCCACAAGAACTGGACAAGATTTCAGTGAATTGGTGTCCTAACAATAAATAATAAAAATCATGCCAGACGTAAATCAAACAATAACGGACTTCTATAGAGTATCACAAGAGAAGGATTTCCAGCGCGACTTTCAATTTCGTGTGTTGAACATACAAGGTGGAGACGGTACATCGGTGACGTTCTCAGAAGACGATCTTGTATACATCAGAACTGCTTCACTTCCCGGAAAAAGTATTCAAAACAAAGTCGTACCATACATGGGTTTAGACTTCAACATTCCAGGCAGTGTCAAGTATGATGGTTCGAGTGCATGGCAGGTGCAATTTTATTGTGATCAAGCCAGTTTGTTGAGACAAGCCATCGAAGATTACATGACAGATGTGTTTGATGATGCCACAAGCACTGGAAATTATTTCATGCCACGTGCAGATGCAGTTGTGGATATTGTGCAACTCGACACACAACTTGAAGCAGTAGCTAACTATCA